TCCTCAATCCCGCCGCTACCGCAGCAAGCTCGCCAGCCGAAAGCCCCCCCGGAATGTGTACCGAGCTGCTCGATAAGGCTGACCGAAGACTACGAATCCTTGCTAAAACGGCTGACGAACGAGGCAACGCCGGTAGCGCCTGCGAGCAGTACGCCGACACGCTGAAGAAGTAGGTCAAATCAGGTTGCGCTCGCCGAGTTGGCGCGGCAGTTCGTCGGCCAGTTCGTGCAACAGCGTCTTCAAAGCCGCGCGCTTGACGTGGCCTTGGCGGCTCGTTGCTCTCCATGCCACCTTCCACGGGACTGGCTCAAGCATCCACAGATCCCCACCGGCCGATCGAAGGTCGAGCGAGATTGGATCGCGGGCATCGACTGGAAGCGGACGGTCAGGGATGCCAGCATCGCGCTCGGCCTGTGCTTTGTCGCTGCGCCATCGGGTGTTGGCTGCGTTGACGTGGCGCTGTGACTTGCGTGGTTGCATGCTGCAAAGTCTCCAGATGCTGCCTAAAACACGTTGTGCTTCACGCGGCCTGCGGAAGTTCTTGCTCGCGCAGCTCGGCGCGCACGCGCATCCACAGCGTGCCGAGCATGTTCTTGCCGTCGCGGTTCGGCCCCCAGCCCCAGAAGTCGTCGCGCCACGAGTTCTCGATCAGGCAGCGGTCGCCGGTCGCCAGCAGCTTGCGGCGCACGTACTCGTGCTGGTCGGCCTTGGCGCGAAGGATGCCGATCATCATGTCCACCTTCACCGCGTCCCAGTCCTTCCGGCGCAGCGGCTTCCACTTCTCGGCCAGCTTGAACGCATCGTGTGCCGAGTAGGCATCGAGAATGCGGTCCCGCACGTACAGCCCCTGCTCGTCGCGCGTGCCGGGCTCGAACTTCTCCCATTGGTAGGCGTGCTCGCTGGTCGGGAAGCGGCGCCCCTGCCACTTGATGCTGAACGCGCCGAAGTTGCTCAGTACGTAGAAGTCTTGCTCGTAGAAGAACACCTCGCGCTCGGTGTCCAGGCCGTGAAGTTCCATTCTTTGCTCCCCACTATCTGCGTGCTTCGGCTAGGTGAAGCACAACCCTTCACTCGAGGCGGACCCGTTCCGGGCCGCTCAGCTCAACCGTTAGCCTTCATCCCGCCATGCGCAGCGATCAGTTCTTCCACCAACTCGACCGGCACGTAGCCATAAACCGTTTCGGTCGGCTTCTCGGGTTGCTCGGCGTAGTTCATGATTCCTTCCGGTACGTCCGAAGGGAATCCGACTTCCACTTCATGCCACGGGCCGATGTTAGTTCTCGGCGAGCAGTACGCGCCGTGCGATGCCTGCACAGAAAGCGAAAACCCGTCTTCGCATTCGATCCGCTTCGCCAACGGAAATGAGTAGTCGTCTCGCACCTTCGGGTCGCTCTCGTCCCGCTGGCTCATTAGGTATTCGTTCAAATCCATGTTCTTCTCCTTGCCTAGAAGGCTAACAAGTCATTCCAGCGGACGCCTGCGGCGCACGCTGAATTCCGGCGTTAGCCGTCTGCCGCACGCGCAGCGCAGCAGACGGCTCGCGTCACGCTGCGGCGTCCTCCTTCGGCACGTAGGCCCAGCCGGCTTCGACGCTCACGAAGTCGCCGTCTTCCTGCACGTTCAGCGTCTGCTCGCCATGGATGCCGAGCGTCAGCCAGTGGCCGGGCTTGAGGATCATGTCGCCGTTGGGCGTCTTCACCTTCACGTTCTTGTTGCCTTGGGTTCCGATCAGGACCGTCGTCGTCATTTCACTCTCCATCGTTGTGCCGTCGTTGGGGGTGACGGCTAACCCTTCGTGCGAGCGGACCCCGTGTAGCAGCGCGCATCAGCAGATGGCGCGGGCGGGGTCCGCTCCACTCAAACGTTAGGCCCCAGCAGCCCGCCGAGTGTTTTCCTCGTCGGTCAGCCAAGTGCCAATGGTGTTGCGGATGCGCTTCGCGGCAAAGCGCTGCCCAGCCTTGAAGCACTCGACCTCCTGTGAGTCCTGCGCGCCGTCCGGCAGTTCCTCAAACCACTCGCACAGCGCAAAGACTTGCCGCGCCAGTTCGCGGGCAGGAACGGGGCCAACGGCCTGCGCTCGCAGCACCGCCGCCGAGTCGTCGTACAGTTTGCGCAAACGCGGAGACATGGTGCCCACGTTCGAGAGCGCAACCGCCAGCGCTTCAGGGTCTGTCACTGGCGGGCTCTTGTCCCGGATGTTCTCTGCAAAGTTGTCCATGGCCATCATCGTTCCTCTCGCTTCTGATACAAGGGCCTAACCCGTCATTCGAGCCGACCGCTACGCGGCGGCTCAATTCCCACGTTAGGCGCTCACCTACTGCAATGGCAGTTGGCACAAAACCTGTTGGCGTAGTTGTTCGCTGTGCCTCCGTAGTTGCACACGTAGCACTTCCACCCGGTCCCGCTGTCTGGGTGATGTAGCCACTTTTCGTTGTACGGCAGCGCCGTTGCGGCATCGTGCTCGGCGCGGCACTCAGGAGAATGGCTGCGCCCGTCCGTGCAGCCGCAGTTTTTGCCTTTGCATGCTGGGTAGCTGCGCGTTTCGGCGGCGGCGCCTAACACTTCACTGGAGCCGACTGCGGCCGGCGTTACAGGTTCGTTCATCTTTCTTCCTTTCAGCGCCGGCCTTGCGGCTCAGCTCGAACGTTAGGCCTCGCTTTGCAGCGATTCAGATCCATCGCACACTCGCAAGTCGGCCATTCGCACGCGGTGGCTTGCAGTCCGCCGCACACGTCCAGCAGCATCATCGACATGTTCGCCACGTCGGCCGAGTGCTCGCGAATCGCTGCTGCATCGTTGTTCTTGACCGCAGCCGACAGCTTCGCGGTGTGCCAGTAGATTTCCAGCAGCGCGACTTCGCGCGACATTGAGAGCCAGCCGGGGCGGTCGCCCTTCCTGGAATTTGCGTGCAGTTCGGCCGCCATCAGTTCAACGAAAGGCGCAAGCACATTGCCGTACTTCCCGGCGAGCGCGGCGCCAGGCCTAACTGCTCCATCGAGCGGGACCGCCCCCGGCGTAGTTGCTTCAGTGCTCATAGGTTCCTTTCCGGCGCCGGTGTCGGCCCCCTCATGTCGGACGTTAGGCCCCAATGCGGCATGCGCAGCGTCCAAAGCCTTCCGCTCGCATTCGCCCTTCCAGTCGTCCAGCGGTGCGCGCATCGCACACATCGCCAGTTGCAACGCGGCGCGCAGCCGTTCTATGCAATCGAGCGCTTCCCAGAGCTCATCTGGCGTGTACTCGCCCACAGCGGAAACCATGCCTCGCCCGCGTTCGGCGCGAAGCTCCGAAATTCGCTTCTCGTCCATCTGTCAGGCCTTCCTTGTCAGTTCGCCATGTCGGCGGCGGCCAGCACAATCGCGCGCCTCGTGGCGGCCCGAGGGTCTGTGCCCCACGGCACATCGTGCGCCACCGCCTCGCCGTCAAAGGCAACGCCGGCCACCGTCACCGCGCCCTCGGTCAGCGTCTGCGCAATGTCCAGTTCCAGCGTCACGGCAAGGTCCAGCGCTTGGCCGCTGTCGGTCAGCGGGTTCCACCACGTCGTGTGCGTCAGCCACAGCGAAGGCTCGTTCGGCATCTCGGCCTCGCGTTCGCTTTGCTTGCGAGCGTTCAGCCCGTAGCCGGCAGCTTGCGCGGCCTTCAGCAGCAGTTCTTTGTCCGTCAGCATCATCTCGTTTCTCCAACAGGGGCCTAACCCGTCATTCGAGCCGACCGCTTCGCGGCGGCTCAATTCCCACGTTATCCGTCACTTCCGCGCCTTGCGGTTCTCGCGGCGCTGCAATTTCGCTTCCAGCGCGCGCACCTCTGGCACGTAGTCGGGGCGCACATGCACTGTCACTGCAGTGCGGCCGGATTCTTTGTGGCGCTGGCGCTCATCGGCCTTGCGCTGGGCGGCCGTCTTGGCTGCGCTCATGATGCACTTGCGAATTCACGCCATTCATCGTCAGCATCCCCGGCCCCGCCAAGATGTGGAGACTTCACAAGGCAGCGCTGAAGCAACGTGTGCTCAGCGTAAGCATTGTCTTGGAGCCCCATGCCAATGATGGCCGCGTCAAATCCTTGTTTGGCCTCTTGCAGCGCGACCGCCGCTCTTGCCAATGTTGCATGCCGGTCGAGCCACCTCTCAAACGCCGCGAATTTAGGAAGGTCACGCTCCTTCACCAAGTCTGTTTCGACGTGGGTCGCACACACCTCGCCGGCAAGTCTCTTCAGCTTTACTTCTTCGCCCGTTGCAAAGCGGAACATCGCGCTGCGCCCGCCATCGTAGTAATCCATGCAGAGACCAACGTAGTCGCTGCATTCCTTTGAGTTGTCGCGACAAATCGTCCCCTTGAACAAGGGAAGCCACCAATCCCTGTCTTCGGTGTTCATGTTTGGCTCCAGTTGCGTTGCCGATGGCTTCACTATAGGTCATCGTGACACGTCACGCAAGCACTATTTGAGCGGTGACGGATAACCCGCTGATCGAACGGACTCGCCTTCGGCTCGCCGCTCATCAGCACCGTTAGGCGTCTTGATGTGCGCCCGCAGTGTGTTCATGTCGGCCTGCACTTCGCCAGCCCGGTCGGCCGTGAACACCAACCCGGACATGGCGCGCTCAAGCGCAGGCCACAGGCGCGTCAATGCGATCCGCATGCGCAGCAGGTCGGATTCCGCCTCGCAGCGGCGCTTCACTTCCTCGCAGTGCGAGCAGCCCGGCATGTAGAAGTCACTGCCACAGTTCGGGCAATACTCCGGCTCACGATCGGGCGGGTCGCCGAAGGCTTCTCTGCTCATGGCTTGCTGTCCTCAAAGCCGTGCTCAACTGGGCGCCAGTCGCCGCCGTGCCGCTCTTTCATGTCCAAGGCTCGAAAGCCCGCAGACCGCTCGCGCCTGAGCCTGCTTGCCGCGCACACATCGGACGTGATCGTCAGTGACCCCATATCGAGCATGTAGCGGCCGGTACTTGTGCCGTCCGGCCTAAACTCCTCCACCAGCCACGAGTACGTCACGAGTAGTCCTCGTCAAAGTTGCAAGGCACAGTCCATTGCCTGCCACAGCGCGAACACTCAATGATGTCGTGCTCGTCCACCACGCCGCAGCAGTCCACCGTGCGCGGCTCCGGGCAGCGTTGCAGGTGCTTCTGGCAAAGCTCGGGCTTCTCGGCATCGTGCAGGCTGCACCCGCCTTTGATACGGCCACCTTCGTAGCGCTTAGGCGTCGTCATACAGGTCGTATCGCTGGCAAAGCGCGTCCATGTCAAGCCGGGCGCGCTGCGTCACCAGTTCGCGTCCGTCACGAAATACCACGCAGCGGTAGCGCTGGCCCGGACGAATCTTCCACTTGTCGGCCTCAACGCCTTCAAGCACCAGCCGCTCGTCAGCAGTTACGGCATCGCGCGGCTGGCCGTAACTGCGCCACATTTCGCTGGCGTCGCAGTCGTAGAACTTGCGCGCGGTTCTCACTTCGTCTTTCAGTACCAATACCATCGTTTGCTCCTCTGCGCCACGACGCCTAACCCGTCATTCGAGCCGACCGTTCCGGCGGCTCAATTCCCACGTTAAGCCCCACGCCTAGCAGCCTTGCGCGCTCGCTTCTCGGCCTTCCGATACTCCACTACCGCATTCCAGTCGGCGATCTCTTTGCGCCGCATCGCTGTCGCATCGGTCTCGCGCTGTTGCACCTCGTCGTAGGGGTCGGTGTAGCTGCGGCCGTTGGTCACAGAGTTGCTTCGCGCAGGCGCCACCACAACGTCATCCATCGAGGCAATCATCGCCATCACGTTGGCGACCAACAGTGTGTTTCGCATCGTCTGTACCTTCTCGTTCATCAGGCTTAACTGGTCGCTCGAGGTCGGGACCGCCTACGGCGGCCCCTCAGCTCGAACGTTAGGAATCACCAAAACATCGTGGCAATTACAGCTCCAGCCAAGGCCAGAATGCATAAAGCCCACAAAAACGCTCTTGCATCTTGGGTGCGAAGCCGCCGATATTCTTCTTCTGTGTGTGCCAGCGCAACTATCCCAGGAAACAAACAAACAGCCCGTGGGAACCCGCCGTCCCATCGTGCCTTTGCGATCATCTCGTCCTGCATTTGCTTCACGCTTTTCATGTTCTTTCCCTTCGTTGCAGTGATGCCTAACTGTAGGTCGAGGCGACTCGCTACGGCTTGCGCCTACGCTCACGCCTCACCATTTCGTTAGGCGTCACAGTTCACCGCCCATGCACCACATCTTCCAGTGGTGCCAACTGACTGGCTCGCGGTCATCGAACCACCAATTTCCGGGCCACGCGGCCATGAATGCATAAGATGCTTCACGATGTCGCATTGGCTTTCTCCGCGAGTCGCGCGTATCGAGCCGCGCGTGATGATGCGCGGACGGCAGCGTCGTCCCAACTCCACGCCTTCGATGGGTCACACTTCGCCGTGTACGCATCCATCTTTGCCGCCTTCTCTGCGTAGGCACGAGCCGCCCACATCCAAATGTGGGCCAGTTCTTCGTAGCAGCCGTCTAACCCTTCGCTCAAGGCGGACTTGCCGCCTGCATCGCTGTCCATCGAACCCCCTTGCGGCAATCCGCTTAGCTCAACCGTTAGGCGCCAGAACCAATGATGAACTAGGCAACGCCTCCAGCTCGCTCCATCTCGTCCCAGTTCGCACGGTAATACGCTTGGCCACCAGGCTGTCCGCACACTCCGAGCGCCTGCACATAGCCTTGCGCGCCCCAGCCTTTCGGCTCTGTCACAGTCAGCATGCAGCCTGCAAACATGCGATTTCTGCACGTCTCCGGGTTGAGTTGAACTACCTCTCCAACTTGCAGTTTCATCTTGTCCATCTCTCTGCCTCCGTTCACCACGCCTAACTGTCACTGGAGCGGACCTCGGGTGGCGCAGGCTCGCTCCGTTTAGTCTTTGCCTCGGCCGCTCAGTTCAGCCGTTATTCCCTCTTCGCCTTCTTGGTTGCGCACTGGATCACTCTAAACGCACTCAAGTGCTCCCTGATCTTGTCGTGCCAAACCTTCGGAGCGAAGATACCTCGCACCTCCGGTGTCTCAGCCTTCCTCGCCCGGAACTCTGCGCTGCGCTGCTTCTGTGTCTTTGGTGCATTACCTACTAGATTCCATCTAGTCCCAGGCCTGTCTTCTGCAATGCACGTTCGGCCAGTCTCATCATGCTGCCACTTCTTCACGTCAGGCCCCAGTCCCGATCGTCCGCCGCAGCATATCCTTGCTGAATCATCTCGCCGTTCAGCCACACACGTACGTTTTCAGAGAATGAGCGCGCGAATTTCTCAGCTCCTTCGTAGTTGCCGCCGAAGTGCTTTTCACCGCAAGACCCATCCATGTATTCCCAAGCAACGGTAGCGCCCATCAACGTATCTCCTTTGCCATGTGTTGCTCTAGATGCTTTGTGGTGGCTGCAGGGCTCGACACCTGCTCCAGCGTTAGGCTCCGACGGAGATTAATTTTCGGCTTCGCACGGAGCTTAAGCGCCGAAAACACTCTCCCACGGCTGGGCTTTCCACGCGCGTCCTTCCGCGCTGAGTCACCACAAAACACCCTGAACACAGTCTAGTTGCGCGTAACGCAGTTGTCAAGCGATCCTGCGCAGCTTCCCGCGTATCTCTGCAATCTTCTCTCTAGCCTGTGGGTCTGGTGCTCTGGCGTGCTCAGCCAGGTACTGCTGGGTCTTGTCTGCCTGTGAGCTGCTGGCGGCCTCGATGGGCTTCTCTCGTGGCTGGTAAACATCGGCCCAGCAATGGCATGTGCTCTGGTCTAGAGCCGCATTCGGGCAGTGGCCGGCTCGCTTGATCCTGTCTAGTTCGTAGACCACCAGTTTTCGGGCTCTGTCTGTGAGCGGCTTCTTGATGGTCTTGCGCATTTCCTCGAAGCCTTGCCATGCCTCACGATCTACGTAGCCCGGGAGCGCGATCATGCCCACCTCTTCATGCTGTTGATCGCCGCCGTAAGGTCGTGAACGCTTGCCCTCTTGTTGCCAGCAACCTTCATTGCGGCTTCGCGCGCATGCTTCCAGTTGCGCACCTCGTTGACGCTGCCGCCGCTCTTGATAGATGCAGGGCACGTATTGCACATCGCGCCGAGTTCCAAGGCCATGCGCGCCTTTTCCTCTTCGCTTGACTCTCGCGTGTTGCGAATGTCTTTGAATGGCTTGCGCTGTGGCTCACCGACCCAGTCAAGTTGCTTCAACTTTTGTGCCTCGCTTTCCTAGTTCGATGCTCTTAAGCGCCATGTAATACCGCGACACTGGCGCAGAGAACCCGAGAGACAGGAGTCCAGCGTCGTTCTTCAGCAATGCTACGGCTATCGCCTTCCATGACGGGGCCAGTAATTCATCTGCAAGCGCCTGCGGCACCTCGTCCGGTATTCCGTCCGGGTATCCTCTAGATTCCCATGTCTCTGTGTACTGCGCGATTCGTCGTCCAATCATCAAGCGCCTCCTGTGCTGTTGCGTTTGCCGTGGCTCGCTCTTCTTGATTCAGAAGCATGAAGCCCGCTCTGTGTTTGCGGCTTACTCCTGTGTCCATTGCCATTGCCGCCTGACCGAGCCAGGCAACACGGTTCATCTTCTCGTTGGTCAGGAAGTGCTCGCATGACTTCGGCCACTCATCGACGACTCTTCGCAGGGAGGCCTTGAACCTCGGCGTGTCGCGCAGGAAACCTGCATATGCTGTTCGCGCCTCGTCCGCAGATAAGCTTGTTTCTCCGTCATACATCCCTGCCGCGTAGCACTCCCACTCAGTCCACGGATGCCATACCTGCATCTTCAAACTCAGGGAGTTCATCCATCTCCGCTTCCCAGCTGTCCGAGAAGTCCCGATTGGCGAACAGCGCCGCCACACCGGTGATCTGCTTCAGCCTCAGAAGCTCATCAAGACTCATCCCGAGGTGCTGCGAAATCCACCTGTCACCCTTGCCCATCTCCACCAGCTCCGCGACGATGGTGGACATTAGTTCGATGTTGTGCGTGCCGCGCGCTCGGTTGTGCCGGATGGTGGACGCCATCCGCTCTCCGATTTCCTTGTCGATCACCACCACGGGAAGCATCCCGCCTTCGCGTTCGAAGATGCGCTTGCTGTTCTTCAGCGTAAGGTAGCGGTGGAATCCGTCAACTACGATGTAGCAGTCGTTTCCATCGTCGCGAAATGTGACCACTGGCTGTGTGTAGCCGTCCTCCCAGATCGACAGCTCCAGCAGAGCCATTTCCGGGGGCGCGACGGCGTTTGGGTTGTAGTCGTTGGCCTTCACCTTATCGATGGGCACGGCCAGCACGTTGTAGACGGGTGACTTGAAGCTCATGCCGGCACCATCCCTGCGGCTGACGCAGCGTCACCATATGAGCCATCCAGCCCGTGCACCTCGGCGCCGATCACCGGAGGATTGAAGACGGAGATAAGCACCGTGTCCTCCATCGCCTCGAAGGTGTGGTCATCGTGCTTGTCCAGCACGTAGCAGTGCCCAGGCACGATGATGAAGTATTCCTTCGTCCCAAGGTTTGTCAATACTCCGCCGCCTTGGATGCAGTAGCACGCCTCCAGGTGATGTTTGTAGTGCCAATGCTGCGGCTTTCCCTTCGGAATCTCCGTCCGGTGCAGGGAGAACCCCATCCCGTCGCCAGCCACCAAGTAACGGTAGCTGACAAATCCGCCATTTGGGCAATGCACCTCGCGTGCAGTCCCGGCAATGCTCTTGTTCGTGACAACTTTCATCTTCGCTCTCCTTAGATGCGTTTGTACTTCTGGCTGATGTACTTCTGGCGCGCGGCCTGCTCCTTCGTTGGAGCGAGACCCATGTACTTGCATGTGTGGTCGTTCTTCAGGACGGTGATCGCAAAGCGCTTCCACGAGGCCACCGTGCCGTTGCTGCACGACAGGTCGTCAAGATCATCCGGGAATCGCTTGATGACAACCCTGTCTAGCATCTTGCTTCCGTGCGCCGTCTTCCCGTTGAGGCTGAACTTAACCCCAAGCTCCCGAAGCTCATCGATGGTCTCGCTTCTCAGGCCGCGCCCCGTCCTGCCCCAGACCTTGAAGGACTGAACGAAGCGCTGCTTAAAATTTTCAGCGACCTCGCGCGGAAGCGTGGAGAGAAGGAACTTCGTGAAGGACTTCCACGTGTGGCCCGGTGGAAGCTTGAAACTCCTGTAGCCCAACTGCTTTCCATAGGTGGCGATGAAGTTCGCCCCGTGCACACGAGCGCAGAGCCGCGCCCATGTATGCGGGTCTATCACACGGTACATCCCTAGGCTGGACTTGGATTCGCTCATGAACGGGGAGGCCACGCGCATCTTGTGGACAGGGACTCCAGCCTTGTAGAAGATGTCATACAGGCCGTTGTATTCCCAGTCGAACTTTGCGTTCGCCGTCCAGATGTCCTCTGTTCGCCAGTCAAACAGCGGGTAGCAGTTGTAAACGAAGTCAGTGTTCTTCTTCGTCCACATGCGGCCGTGAAGCGTCTCTTTGTCCGCGTTCATGATGGCACGGAATCGGTTCAGGCTCTCATGCGTTCTGATACCGATCAGGCATGCGCATCGCTCACCCTGCGCGTACCAATCTCCGAACTTGTCCCAGAACTCGTCATAGCTCATGTCCTCCCGGAAGAAGTCTAACTTGTGGTTCTGGATGTTGACCACGTATGGCTGTGACGGCATCGGGCGAATCCACCGCTCTTTGTCCGCTTCTCCCCAGCACTGCCAGTCCACCGCGTACTGACTCACTGTGCACGGGAGGGTGATAGGCAGACAGCACCAGTACACGTCTAGTAGATCGAGGTTCTTCTCCAGAATTGAGCGCATGAAGGACAGCGATACCTCGTAGTTCGCTTCGTTGTCCAGGATCATCACGCCGATCTTTTTTGTGATGCCGCGCTCGCGCATGTAGCGCAGAGCCATGTTGAGCATCACACCAGAGTCTTTCCCGCCCGAGAACGATAGGTAGATGCGCGGGAAGTTCTTGAAGATGAAATCAAACCGCTCCATCGCAGCGTCGTAGACGTTTAGCCCTGCGTTGTATGTCCTGCGCGAGCGCTTGCGCTGCTTTTGCTCTGGCGCTTCTGTCAGTTCAAGTTGCATCGTTTCTCCATAGAACTGCCAAAGCAGGGGTTGGGTGATCCCTGCCGGTTACTGCGTTCATGATGCCTGTCAGAGCATGTATCGAGTGCTGACCGATTAAGACGCTGGGTAAGTTCGTCCGGCTGGTCCCTGCCGCCCATAGATCACCCTTTTATGCACCGTTCGCCATTTCTGGCCTGGCCCCCTGAGCGCCAGTTCTGACAGGCGCCGATCCATTCCAATCGGCTGGGTGTTTCTGACTGGCACCCCATACAGGGCCGCTCCTAACGGGAGTCATCCGGCTCTGGAAACGCAAAAGGCCCTGTCTACTGCGCTCCCGTGCTTGCCGGCAGAACCCGAAACAGGTTCCTTGAGAGCGCATGAGACAGGGCCCATGCAATCGAAGGTTCTGCCGGCAAGCTGAACGAGAGAAAGCATAGCAGACGATAAGCCGGCTTGCAAGCTCACGCCTTCACCCGCTCAAGTTGGTACTGCACAACCCTCTTTCCGGTAGAGGTCTTGATGAAGCGGCGGGTGATGCGCTCTTGGTAGTTCCCATATTCATCCTGCTTTCCGCCACGCGATGTCCACACGTATTTCCCATATGGCGTTGTGATTTCATCAATGCGCTTCCACGGACAGGCGATCCAAAGAGCTGTCGTCAGCTCCATGTTCGTCGCGCGCCGGTGCTTGCGAAGGTAGGACAGGATGGCTTGGACTTGGGTCTTCTTCATGATTGCTCCTTCATTGCTTCGACGCACCTGGCGCACGTCATGCCGTATCGGGTCTTCCTGAAACCACCAGTAGGCTGGTGGGCGTGACACTTCGCGCAGCTCCGCAGGACGCCATTCCCGGAGTAGCGTTGAATGCCCTCATAGAGCGTGCCATCACGCATGCGGGCGGGTTTGAAGTCGGTCATGCTGCCCTGCCGATGCGCTTCAGAACGCTAAGCGTGTTCGTCGCTTCGATTGTTAGACCGGCTTCGATCAATAGGTCCGCTGACAACTCTCCTGCTTTCGTGAGACCGCCGAATCCATGCGGACGACCTTCGCTGTTCGTGAACCAAAAAACTAGCCCACGATGCAGAAGATGGTGCAGTTGGTCTGTCTGCACAATGCCTATGTATGCTGGAGCATCCTTGTCAAATGATCCATCGCGTGGGCCATTGACACCATAGCGCAGAGGCTTCCCATGAATGGCCTCATGCGCTCTAAGCCGCAACAGCGTATTGCACTGTCGCTTGCTCAACGTCAGGACGAACGCAATACCTGTAGTTGCCTCAGCGAATACTTTGTTGCTCATGACTTTCCTTTGGCTTGGTCTTCTTCGATGCACACCCGGCGCAGCGATACTGGCGACTGCTGGGCGCTCCTGTGTCTGGCTTGTAGGACCAGCACTTCGGGCAGAACCTGGGATTTACAGTTGGCTCCATGCTTGTTCCAATGGGGTACGCTGCGCTATGGCCTCGAACACAATCGTCTTGTCCCGATTAGGGGCGTCGCGAATGACTACCGTTTGGAACGGATCAGGGGTATCAACTGGTTCTTTGATTCGCTTCTGATAGACGGACCAAGCCTCTTTGCGTGACTTGCTGATGGCCTCTTCACCACGTTTCAGGCCCATGCTCTCGGCCTTCTTGTGGACTGCCTTGATGGTGTGCTTCTTGCAGAATTCTTCGCGTAACTCGCTGGCCGTTGCTGTGTAGTAGACCAGCTTGAGGCGCTCAGTTTCAGCATCGGGCCACTTGGGCGATTTCTTGCCGCTGCGATTTATGCCTGCCATGGTCACGCCTTACCCCGCACCGCCTTTGGAAACCCCGCAACCAGCACGCGGCCCTTGACACTCTCGCTGACCGTCTTTGTGATCCCGGCCCTGATCTTCCACAGTGTTCGCTCGCCCACGTTGGCCCGATCAGCCAGTGACTTGAGCTGTGATGTGCTGAGCCGCTCTAGACGCGCTCGGAACTCTGGTGTATTCATGTGGCAATGCTAGACTGCAACAGTGTGCAGCAGTATTAGGGTTTGTACTAATGCACAACGTAGCAGCTTTGAACGATAGTCTAGCCATGCCGCACGAAGCGGTGACAGGAGCGAAGATGACGCAACACCCGTTCTACCTCTCGCCAACGCTGGCCCGCGAGAACCTGATCGCCTCGCGCCTGCTGAACGAAGCGAGGCGCATCCGCAAGCGTGAAGCCGCAGCGATGGAAGAAGCCATTCGCCTGTTCGCGCGGCACGGCTGGGCCGGCCAAGCTGCGGTGGAGATGGCCGAGGCTCACAAGCGGGTGACGCGATGAGCGCAGCTCGCATCTTCGATAGCGTGACATCAGCCATGTTCATGGATGCGCTGGTTGCTGTCTACAGACACTCCAGCAATTGCAAGCCAGGGCTCTACGAAGTTGTCATCTGCATTGATACGCAGTGGCTTCCGAACAGGCGGCACTCCGTTGCCGTATGCGATGACTTCGGCAATCTGGTGAGGGTAGCGCAATGATCGACTTCACCACAACCCAATCCCGCCAGTACAGCGAACTGATCGAGAGGCCCGGAGTGACCCAAACCGAGATTGACTACCAAGCGATGCAGATCCTGCGCGGTCTGTCTACGCTCGACATGAGCGAGGCTCTGTATGACTCGCTCGACGCCATCAAGGATTTGCTGCTGCTCTGCGAAGACAAGCGGATCATTGGCCATATCGTAGACAACGCGATCTGGAGCTACTGCCAGCGGGTCGCACAGAGGGAGTTGGAAGCATGACCGCACCACGAGTTGACAACGGCGATCCTCTGGTGGACGCCGACTTCGGCCGCCTGCCGTGGCGCATGCCGAACGGCGACCCGATCCCAGCATGGGGCGGCGAGGATGACTCGACAGACTGGGGATGGGTCGGGCACAAGGTGTTCGGCTACGCGCTGGTCTTCCTGATCGGCTTCTTGTGCGGCATCGCTTTCGTGAAGGGGCTGTCATGACCGACGAAATCCACACCGCCCCCGCCGAACTGGAAGAAGCGAAGCGCGAGACCGATGGGGCCGCAGTCGCAATCATGTGGCTGTGCGTCATCTGCCTGCTGGTCCCGCTGGCCGTTCATTTCTGGATGGCGTGATGGACCACTTCAAGCACCATCAGCCGAGCCACCGCCTGGCGTTCCGCAACCACACGGACTACGCCTGTGCAGTGCAGTTCTACCCGGCGCCGTCGCTGTGGGAGCGGTTCCTGCGCTTCCTTGGGTTCTCGTTCTGGAGGAATTGGGAATGATCCGCTTCCACTACTTCCTGCTCGCATACCGCATTTACCGTGCTTCGGCACATGGTGTGCTGTTCAGCTTCCGCCGTGCGCTGCGTGATGCGCTGGCCCGCGTCCCGTTCTGAGGATCACATGAACGTTTATCAGAAACTCAACGCAGCGCGGGAAGAGTTCCACTCCCTGAAGCTGGAGAAGACAGGCCACAACAAGTTCGCAGGCTACAAATACTTCGAGCTTGGAGACTTCGTTATTCCAGCACTTCGTGTGCTTGCGAAGCATGGCCTCTGCGCGACCGTTTCCTTTAACAAGGACTTCGCCAAGATGTGCGTTGTCAACGTCGAGAGGATTGACGAGTACATCCCGTTTGAGTCGCCGATGGGCTCTGCCGCCTTGAAGGGGTGCCACGAGGTGCAGAACATCGGCGCCGTCGAGACGTATCAACGCCGCTACCTGTGGACTGCTGCGCTGGAGATTGTCGAGCACGATGCACTGGACGCGACCACGGGCAACGACAAGCCAAGCAAGGCATTCGCGGCTCCGCACAAGGCCACTGACGGCATCGAGGACAGCATCACTGAAGAACGCCGCTCCGAACTGGACGAGATTGCTCTATACATGATCGAGTCGCACAAGGACGGCAAGGACATGGACGCAATCCGCGTCTACTACGAAATCACCGAGAACGACGACAAGGTGTACTTGTGGAAGATGCTCGCTGCTGAATCGAAACTGCGCAGCCTTCTCAAGTCCAACGCGCCGGGGAAGAAGTGAACTACCTCAAACAGCCAATCTTTCGCAGCAATGCCTGGCTGCGCGCCGTGGCATCGCTCCCGTGCCAGTCGTGCGGCATAGAAGGAAGCACGCAGGCGGCCCACCGCAACGAGGGCAAGGGCATGGGAATGAAGGTGGACGATTGCCTGACCGCAGCTCTGTGCGTAGAGTGTCACTCGCGCATCGATCAGGACGGCGACATGACGAGGGTTGAGCGTCGGCATGCGCTGGACACAGCCATCCTCAAGACGCTTGTGCAGTTGGCCCGCAACGGAATGGTGAAGGTGTGAAGCAGGTTTTCTACCTGAAGCATCCAGAAGCCCGTCGCAGGGCCGAGCAAGCCGTGAGAGAAGCCCCGGAAGGCTATCGCGTCTGTGTAGAGCCTGAGAAGCGCAGCCTAGAGGCCTCTGCGAAGTTCCACGCCATCTGCAACGAACTGAGCGGGCGCGTGTGGGCAGGGAAGCCTAGGGATGCTACTGCTTGGAAGGTGCTGTTGGTCTCAGGCCACGCTGCAGCGACAAAGCAGGCTGTCGAGGTTGTGCCTGGGCTGGAGGGTGAATTCTGCAACATCAGGGAATCGACGGCCGTGATGAGCAAAGAGCGCATGAGCAGCCTGCTTGAGTACGCGCAGGCGTTTGTGGCGCAGAGTGAGTAACGCTAGGTTAACCGGGCCACAACGGCCCGCACAGGAGTAGGAAGATGGAACAGACATTGCCGGCCGTTGGGCTCCGGTTGAACCGACAGTTAGGCCCCAGGGCGGCGAGATTGCGGAGACGCTGGCGAAGGCACTGCGCCGCGCCTACCACCTTGGGCAAACCTACTGGCAACAGGCGGACTCCGAGAGCTACGCGCAGAACCGCCGCGCCGACGAGACGCAACGCAAGTTTGAGGCACTGGCAAGCGAAACCCGTGATGCGCTGTTTGCGCACTGCCGCGAGGTGGAGCAGGGCACCCGGCACGCTTGCAGCATTGCGGTGTGGATGACGCTGCAGGATGCGCTGGCCGCCGACGCCGACGACAAGGGCCTTGACGGCTGGATGCGAGAGGCAGAGCAGCGCGTGAAACTGGGGCCTAACGTGTTTTCGACATCACGTTAACGCTTTCTGCCACAAAATGCAGCAGTGCATCACATGCGCCAACTGGACACCGAAGCAAGGCGACGCCAATCTAGCAAAGCTTGGTTTCGCTCCCTGCAAGGTGAGAAGCGCAGGCAATTGGCAGACATTCGGCGCGACGCATGAGAGAGACTGCGAGCACCATCGCAGAGCGACTGAGCAAGTAACACAAGCAAGGACGACATGGCTTCAAAGCTTGACGAGTTGATGGCGCTTGCGCAGAAGTACGTGACTGCACAAATAGAGTGGTCCATTTGTGAGTCGCTTGATACAAAGCAGGCCGTCGATAGAGCTTACGCAGCAGAGGCCGCCCTCCAATCCGCCCTAAAGGCTGTGGTGGAGGACGCCAAGCGGTATCGGTGGCTTCGTGAACACAATGGACTGTTCTGTAACTACAAGAATGGTGCAGAAGCGCTGCGGGTTTCCCTCACGCATTTTGACGGAACGACAAATCTTTGGGTGCACTGCAACGAAGGTTTGGACGCCGCCATAGACGCCGCAAGGAAGCACTAGATGCGCAGAGACGCTAAGGTAGACAGCACGCAATCCGCAATTGTGGCAGCCCTTAGAGCAGCAGGCGCAGGAGTCGAGGTGGTCGGCATACCTCTAGACCTTCTTGTGTCCGGTGGTGGACGCTGGATGTGGATGGAGGTAAAGTCAAGCGAGTACGAGACGCGCCGACCGAGCAAGACCAGAAAGGCGCAGATGGCATTTGCAGAGCGCCACCCGAACGGTGGGCCAATCGCAACAGTCTGGACGATAGAGCAGGCTCTGAGAGCTTACGCGGTGCTCACCAGCATTCCAGAAGCCCTAGATGCATTGGAGCAAAGAAAATGAAGATGCGAGCCAGGAAGCGTGCTACGGCGCAGATGCTCTACAAGATGTGGCCGTGGAGAGTTCGCGGATGCACCAAATAGGTTTTCGCCAGCGTGGCCCGCGCATGTAGGGTGATTCGTCAGTAACCGAGCAGGCTCCTCCTCCCTGCGGCACGGTCTGAAGGTCGGCGGTTTTTACAACGAGCGGCGGCGTTGAAAGCAGAAACGCACCAAATCAGAACAGTCAGGACCATTCCCGCCAGCCGAAGGCGTAAGGATGAACGCGTGTTCTAGTTTGGGTCGGCAGCCAGAGTAGCGCCTGGCCCGCTCACCTTTGCAAGTTATCCACAGGAAGCTAGAATGCCAACCATGACACTACCGAAACCCGGATACGTGGGATCAGAGCGCGGCGGCGCATGGGTTGGCGTGCATCCTCGGTGAGTGACAGACGGACCTCGCGCGGGTCCGTTTCTTTGTGCACTGCACAATCTATGCTAGTTTTGCATAGTTACTATGGCTAACACCACAGGCAAGAAATTCGGCGGCAGAGGCAAGGGAACGCCCAACAAGGCGACAGTAGGCGCTCGCCATGCCATAGCCTTATTCGTGGAAGGAAACGCTCACAGGCTCACTGAGTGGCTCGACAAGGTAGCGAGCGGTGATCCTGAGAACGATATGAAGCCGAACCCGGCTAAGGCGTTCGAGCTGTTTCAGAGCGTAGTGGAGTACCACATCCCCAAGCTGGCCCGGTCTGAGGTGGTAGGCGATCCTGACAACCCGCTCAAGACAAGCATCGAAGTCACGTTCAAATGACTGAAGAACTGTTCTGCCCCTTCTGCCGCACTTGGACCGATGTTGGTCCCGAGTACTACGATGACGGCATGAAAGTTAGCTGGAACTGTGGATGCTGCGGTCGCGGGCCTAAGAAGAGAGCGCCAGAGGGTGACTACGAGCAGCAGCTAAATGACTGGAACAAATGGGTTCTCAGTGTAGAGGCTGAGACGGCTAAGCCGTGAGCGCAGAGTTCCCGGACAAACTCAGGTTCCTATTCAAGCCTGCCCGCTACAAGGTAGTCAGAGGCGGGCGCGGATCATCCAAGTCCTGGGGATTCGCCAGAGCCCTCCTGATCCTAGGGGCATCCAAGAAGCTCCGCATCCTCTGCACTCGTGAGGTGCAGAAGTCCATCAAGGACTCAGTACACAAGCTCCTGACCGATCAAATCCAGCTCTTGGGCCTAGGGGCTCATTACAAGGTGCTGGAGACTGAGATACGGGGCGTGAACGGGACAGAGTTCCTGTTTGCCGGCCTGAGCACCCAGACAATCGAGTCCATCAAGTCCTTCGAGGGCATTGACGTGTGCTGGGTGGAAGAGGGCCAAGGCGTCACCAAGCGTTCGTGGACCATCCTGATACCGACCATCCGCAAGGAAGGCTCCGAGGTCTGGTGCAGCTTTAACCCTGACTTGGACGACGACGAGACTTACATCAGGTTCGTCATCAACCCGCCACCTGACTGCGTCTCCATCGAGATGAACTACCACGATAACCCGTGGTTCCCGGAGGTTTTGGAGAAAGAGCGCGCCCACGCCGAGCGGGTGATGCCAAAGGATGAGTACGAGAACATCTGGCTAGGCAAGTGCAAAGCCGCGGTGGATGGGGCTATCTACGCCAATGAGATCCGGGATGCGGTGGAGAACAAGCGCATCTGCAACGTCCCATACGAAGCCAAGTTCAAGACCTACGCGATCTTTGACCTCGGCTGGAACGACCAAACTTCGATCATCATCGCCCAGAGGCACCTATCAGAGCTGCGTGTGATCGACTACATCGAGGACAGCCACCGCACGCTGGACTGGTATTCTGCCGAGATGCGCAACAGGCATTACAACTGGGGAAGGGTGTTCCTGCCCCATGATGCCACCCACGCGACGCTGAACGCTGGTGGAAAATCCTCGGCCGACATCATGAAGAGCCTGAAGTGGGATGTTGGGATGGTCCCGAACATGCCTATTGAGACTGGCATAAAACAGGCTAGAATGGCCTTCAACAAGGTCTATTTCGACAAGACCAAAGCGGATCGCCTGATTCAGTGCCTGAAGCGCTACAAACGGAACATCCCGGTATCTACCGGAGAACCCGCCAGCCCTGTGCACGATGAATACAGTCACGGCGCCGATTGCTTCCGTTATCTATCCCTCATCGCAAACCAGATGAGCAACGAGGATTGGAAGCCGATTAAGTATTCCAACAAGGGGATTATCTAGTGGGATTCGCTCTCGGTCAGAAGATCGACATTCGTCTCAAAGAGCTAGAGCGCGTCATGAACGAGAGGTTTGCGATCCTCGAACGCCTCAACTATGAGAAGGTGGAGATGATCGTCAAGCTAGAAGAGCGCATCAAGGAACTAGAGGTGAAGCGAGGCCCAGGCCGACCGAAAGCAACAGATGGCAAATGAGACCCTAGTCAGCGCAATCGAGCGCCACGAATCGCTAGCCGAGGAGGCCAGCGTATCGGAAGAGCGTCAGAAAGCGCTTGACTACTACCTCGGCAACCCGATGGGCAACGAGGTGGATGGTCGGTCTCAAGTCATCTCCCGCGACGTGTTCGATACCGTCGAGTGGATCAAACCTCAGATCGCGGACATCTTCTGTTCCGGTGACGAGGTTGTGAACTTCTCGCCGCGTGGTCCTGAGGATGTGCAGGCTGCAGAGCAGGAAACAGAGTTCGTCAACTACGTCATCAACCAAAAGAACAACTGGTTCAAGGTCTTCTATGACTGGAGCCACGACGCGCTCCTTCAGAAAACTGGCTACGTCAAAGCCTGCTGGGATGACGGCGAAGACCGCACCAAAGAGACGTACAAAGGGCTGACGCTTGACGAACTGCTGATGCTGCTGGAGACGAACCCTCCAGGCGTGGCAGTCAACATCATCAAGCACGAAGAGACCGAGGAAGGCCACGACATCACGCTAGAGAAGGTGCGCAACTATGGGTGCGTAAAGCTTCTGAATGTGGCGCCCGAGAGGGTTCTGATAGACCACAATGCCCGCGGCATCGATCTTCAAGACAAGCGCCTTCAGTTCGTCGAGCAGCGCGAGCACAAGACCGTCACTGAGCTTCGGGACGCTGGTTTCGATGTTCCTGACGACATCAGCGACTCAGGCGACGGGGCAAGTGACTGGGAAGACGACAGCCGCGACGACAACAACCCATTCCGCAGTGACGATGAAGGCTCAGATCCTTCGACTCGTCGCCTGATGGTGCGCGAGTGCTGGATTCGCTTCGACGAGAACAATGACGGACTTGCAGAGCTGCTGCACGTCATCCTGGTTGGAACGACGATCCTTCTCCAAGAGGAATGCGACCTTGTTCCGCTTGTCGCCCTGTCTCCGACCCCGCTGCCGCACCAGCATCATGGCCTGTCGCTGGCGGATTCTGTCTCCGATCTTCAGGACATCAAGACCGCGCTGCTTCGTGGCTCGCTCGATAACGTCTATCTCGCCAACAACGGGCGCCATGCCATCGACGCTAGCTCGGTGAACATGGATGACATGCTCGTATCCCGCCCGGGTGGCGTGGTTCGAGTCACCGGCAATCCTGCAATGTCCATCATGCCTCTCCAGCACTCATCGATGGGTGATGTAGGCATGAAGGCCATGGAGTACATTGACCGCATCAAGCAGTCGCGCACCGGTGTCAATGAGCAGTCGCAAGGGCTTGACTCGAACACCATCAACAAGAACACCCCCTACGCCACGACCAGCGCACTCATGAGCGCGGCCCAGCAGCGTATCCGGTTCATCGCTCGAATCTTCGCGGAAACAGGCGTCAAAGCCTTGTTCCAAGTGGTCCACGCGCTGACCATGCACCACTCTCGGCAGGAGGAAATGATCCGCCTGCGCAATCAGTGGGTGCCGATTGATCCTCGCCAGTGGCAGAAACGCACTGATCTGCAGATTGCGGTGGGTCTTGGTGCCGGTGACAAGCCGCAGCAGATGATGTTTCTGGAAAAGGTGCTCCAGATCCAGACCGTCGCGGTGCCTCAGGGTCTTTCGGACAAAACCAAGGTCTATAACACCCTCAAAAGGCTGTCCCAAGTTGCTGGGTTCAAAGACCCGAATGAGTTCTGGACCGATCCGAGCACCCAACCGCCTGTGCCGCCTGCCCCTGACCCTGCAGTGATGGCAGAACAGGCCAAGGCACAGGCTCAGATGCAGATCGAGCAAGGCAAGGCGCAAACGACCATGCAAGTCGAGCAGATGCGCGGCCAGCTCAAGATTCAAGAGCTTCAAGCCAATCTGCAGCTTCAGGCATCCAACGACCAACGAGACAGCGAGCGCGAGATGATGCGCGCCCAGATGGACGCAGAGTTGAAGCGCAAGCAGTTGGAGCTTGACGAGTGGAAGGCCGAACTGACAGCGCAGATGGACAAGTACAAGGCTGATCTGCAATCGGCTACTCAACTCCAGATCGCAGGCATCAGCCAGGAGACGACGCTTTCAACCACGGTGATGTCCAACCAGCAGCAGGACAAGCAGGCCAACCAACAGGCCGACCTGAAGGCTGCTGAAGTGGCCAAGCCGTCCAAGGAAGCGGAAACCATCAAGGCGGCAATGGCCGAGGTTCAAAAGCAGATGCGCCAGCTTGAAGCTCAACAAAGGGCGCTGGATGAGCGCGGCAAGCAGCCTGCGAAGATCATCCGCGGGGCTGACGGGCGCGCGGCAGAGGTGGATATCGGCGGCGTCCGCAAGAAGGTCGTCAGGGACGAAAACGGCAAGGTTCAATCATTGGAGTGAGGCCCTAAATGGCTGCATCAATTACCTTCTACGACAATTGGCGTGAAGCCATCAATGACGCTGCGCTACGTGCCGCAACCGTCAAGGTGACGCTTCATACGTCAACCTACACGTTCGCCACGACTCATAGCGTCTATGCGGACCTGACGAACGAGCTTTCCACCGCAAACGGCTATACAAACGGCGGCGCCACGCTCGGCACGATCAGTTGGGACCATACCGGCGGCACGGCGACATTCGATGCCGCAGACACCGTATGGACTGCGGCGGGTGGCTCAATCGTCGCTCGACGTGCTGTGATCCGAGTGGTCGGGACGATCAACTCTCAGGTTGACCCGCTGATTGCATCGATCCTGCTGGACACGACGCCAGCGGACGTGACGACGACAGACGGAAACACGCTGACGCTGCAATGGAACGCTTCGGGCATCTTCACGGTTACCTGAAAGATGATCGTGAGCACGATTTCTGCCACGCCAGCATGGAGGCGATCACCCGCGCCTGTTGCTTCGGCGGCAATCAATGCCATGGTCTTCCCGAGCAATGTCAGCGGAAGTGACACAGCGGCGCCTTACTCGGTTCTTCAGTACCTAGACCCGGATGTAAACGGACTTCCTCCGCTCGGGCCTGGTGATGCTGGGATCACCTTCATCTGGCGAGTGAAGTATCGGCCGCAAACCGGTTACCACGTCCTGTTCTGGTATGGCCGAGGTGACGGGACCATCGATCCGCCGTCGAGCCATCTGTATTTCGGAGCGCACCCTTACCCGCAGAGTGCCAACAACACGGGAACTACGCACTATTGGGAGGTAGCTGGTGAAGCAGCGGACGCACTCAATAACCAGAACGCTTCTCCAGTCGCAGTGACGAAGGATACCTACTTCCGTCAGGCGCTCAGGGTCACGAACAATGCCGGTGCGGCTGATCTACGGTTCTGGATCGATCTCGACAACGTGAGCAATGCCACGCGCATCGACCACACTCTGAGTTCCACCTACGTCGCCAACATCCCGACTGACTGCCGCATCATCATCGGCGACTCGCCTTGGTATGCGAGCTATCAGCATGAGCGGTTGGGTGGTTCTCTCGCCGAGTACATGATCATCGCCAAGAGCATGAGCGAAGCGGACATCATCACGCAGGGGCAAAACTTGCAGTCCCTGAACACCACCGACAGCACGAACAACATATGGTACGGCAAGAAGTCGTGGGACACGGTTGACGACCTGACGTGCGACTTCGGAACGGGACGAAGTTTCACGCGCGTGGATGCGTCTAGTCTTCTGAGCGTGGAGGCTGTATGACAGTTGCCGTCCGCGCCGTTGCACGCACCGACTCATCCGGTTTGGCAACGTCCATCACGGTGTCGCTCGCCTGCGTCACCGGGGACAGGTTCGAGGTATCCGCGACCTGCGGAGGCGGCGTGGACATCCACGGCACCACGCCGATCAGCTCTACCTCTGGGGTGAGTTGGGCAGCTACGCTCATCAACACGCTTGACGGAACTAACAACCAGAGGCTAGTCACATTTGGGTCTTCCACTGCTGCGGCTTCCACTGCGACATATGATTTCACGGTCACCTTCGCATCGTCTGCAGAGTACCGAGGCATCTACGTCAAGGCCATCGCTGATTCGAGCGGGTATGACAAGGTGGCCGGGCAACTCCAGGCATCCCCAACGACAGGAACGGGGGCGACGACTTCCGGGAACACTGCGGCTCTGGCATCACAGCCCGCGCTTGTGTCAGGGTTTTGCATGTCCACCGCGGATGGCACGACGACTGCCGTGGACACCGCTGCCGGATTCGCTGCAGATGACACGGGGACGTGGTGGCAGTTCGGGTTCGGTGCCAACTTCGCGCAGTCTGAGTCAAAGCGAGTGACGGCAACCACGGCTGTAGCAGCGACGTTCACGGCATCAGCCAACAGCGCAAGACTCTCCCATGTCGTCACCTGGACAGAGAACGGGGCGGGCGGTGGAGGCGGAACTCAACCGCCACGTTCAATGCATCAAACCAGACTTCGGAGGGCAGCATAATGGCTCGCTTCCTCAAACAATCTACTGCCTTCACGTTCAGAATCGGCCCATTCGTCGATTCAACCGATGGCGTAACTGCTGAGACTGCTCTCTCAATCGGTCAGGCTGACATGCAAATCAGCAAGGCTGGTGGAGCATTCGCGCAGACCAGCGCCGCGCCGACGACGACTCACGACGCTGACGGCTGGTATCAATGCCCGCTGACCGTGACGGACACGGGGACGCTGGGCACGCTTACCGTGCAGATCGTCATGGCAGGTGCATTGCCTGTCTGGGAACACTTCATGGTGCTCCCAGCGAATGTCTACGATTCAATCGTGGCAGGTTCGGACACGCTGGACGTTCAGGTCACAGGGATCGGCGCGAACGTCATTACGGCTACCTCAATCAACGCCGACGCCATTACTGATGCCAAGGTCGCGGCTGACGTGACCATCGCTTCAGTGACAGGTGCTGTTGGCTCCGTGACTGGTGCCGTTGGGTCAGTCACAGGCGCTGTCGGGTCAGTCACAGGGGCGGTCGGCTCGGTCACCGGAAACGTTGGCGGAAACGTCACTGGCTCTGTCGGCTCTATCGCGGCCGGCGGGATCAGCGAAGCATCGTTTGCAACCACTGCTGGCACGTTCTATCCGCTTGGGATCATCGATCAGGGAACCGCCCAAAGCGCCACCGGAACAACTCTTGTGCTGCGATCCGCGGCAGGCTTCGCAAACGACGAGATTCTCGGGTGCGTGATCGTCATCACGGGCGGGACTACGGGCGTCGGGCAGGTCGCAACCATCACGGACTATGTCGGAGCCACCGACACCGCGACCGTGGACACCTGGACCACAACCCCGTCAGGCACGATCACATACAAGATCCTCGCTGCTCCTAGAGCTTCCACGACGCCGCCGAGCGTGAGCGTGACTCACTGGAACGGAACCGCTGTTGCAACACCAACGACTGCGGGCGTGCCTGAAGTGGATGTGACGCATGTCATCGGAGACCCGATTGTCGCCAGCAGCGCCAAGACGACGAACTGGGGCGGAACGGTCTAAGGGGCTGACAAATGGCACGCGCGTGGGCAACAGGCGCATGGGCTACAAATGCGTGGGAAGGCACGGTATGGGCTGACAGCTCAGGGAACACCATTGCCGTCCCTGCAGGCTCACTCACGCTCACCGGGTACGCGCCTACTGTCATTTCGACGGGCGGACAAGTCGTTTCGGTTCCCGCAGGGGCTCTGACACTCACTGGATTCGCGCCAACTGTCGTCAATCCCAATGTCGTTGCTGTTCCCGCAGGGGCGCTGACTCTTACGGGTCTGGTGCCGACAGTTCTTAGTCCGAGAACGGTAGCAGTCCCTACCGGCTCGCTAACGCTGACTGGCAATGCTCCGACAGTCACTGCGACTCAGAACAACCTAATTTCTGTGCCTGTCGGCACGCTTACTATCACTGGATATGCGCCGAACATCACAGGCGCTGAAGTATCTGTCACTCCAAGGCGCGGCGTTGGCTTTCCTAGAGCGCGCAGAAACTACGTCTACAAGGGGAAGCGTTATCTTGGCCTTAGCAATGAAGAACTGCTAAGGCTCATATCTCAAGATGCAATCGACATCACTCGCGAAGACATCAAAGTAAGCTACAAGAACCAGAAACCGCACATCATCGCAAAAGATGCGTGGTCGGATCTTCAGGCTGCATTGCAGAGCCTTAAAACTCTCGAAGAGCCAGAATATGACGACGACGAAGACATTGAGTCCATAATCGCACTCCTATGAAATCCAAACTCGATCTAGATATTGAGCGCGCCCAGCGTGCAGAAACCATCATGAGCGATCCTGTCATGGTTGAAGCTCGCGAGCACATCGAATCCGAACTGTGGCGCCTGTTCAAGTCAGCAGTACCGACAGATTTCGAGGCGCTCAGCCAGATCAAATCCATGCAGTACATGCACGCAAAGTATGAGGCGTTCCTCAAAACGTGTATTTCTGATGGAAAGATGGCTAGAATGGAGATTGAGCGCAAGAAAAAGAGCTTGCGCGAGCGTTTTCTAGGTTAATCCTCTAAGGAAGACCGCAAATGCAAGATCAAGCTACCCCGGAAACGGGCGGCTCCGAAGGGCTGACAGTCGATGAAGGCGTCAGCGCACTGCTCCAGAAGTGGAATAAGCCTGAACCGGCCGAACCGCAGGAGCAAACCGCAGAAGTCCAAGCCACCGAAGAAACCGAGGTTGAGCAGCCGCAAGGCGACGCCCAGCAAGAGGAATCTGGTGTTGAGGAAACTGCGGATGATGGTGAAATCGAGATTGACGTAGGCGGGGCCAAGTTCAAGGCTCCGCGTGCTCTGTCTGAAACGTTCAAGCAAGTCGAAGCCAAGGTCAAAGAGATTGAGGCTGGGGCTACTCGGAAGTTTCAGGAGGCCGCCGATCTTCGGAAAGCCGTAGAAGTACAGTCCCAGTCAGTTGCTCAGCTCCAAAAGGTCGCGATGGAAAACGCAGACCTACTCGCCGATCACAGGATGGTCGCGCGGCGTCTGCAGCAACTGGAAAGCGTCGATATTCAAGGGACAGACGCAGAAACCCTGACCAGGTTGAACGCGGAATACAACCAGCTTCAGGCTGCAAAGACCCGGATCGAATCGCAGTACGGACAGAACGTCCAGAAAATGCGAGAGGAAGACGCCAAGGCGCTCGCTGCAAAGCGTGAGCACGCCGAGAAGGTGATTTCCTCACAGATCAAGGGATGGAGCCCGGAGTACGGCAAGAAGCTTGCCGAGTACGCAATCAGTCGCGGAGCGCCAGCCGAGGCCCTAGAGGGCATCAATGACGCATGGGTGGTGGCAATTCTGGATGACGCAGCCTTCGGGCATGCGATGCGCCAGAAACAGCCCCAAGTGACCAAACGGGTCGCAGAGACCCCCAAGACCCTGACGCCTGGAGCGTCTGGAACCAAATCCGCGACTGTCGCCAAGGCTGATTCTGCAATGCAGAAGTTCAAGAAGTCCCACAGTCTGGACGATGCCGTAACGGCGCTTTTGGCGAGGTCGCAAGCCAAAAGGAAATGAATCATGGCTCAAGTAGCCGGCACCACTGACACCTTCGACCTCATCGGCCTGTCCGAAGACGTCGAGGACATGATCTGGAACATCACCCCGATCGAAACGCCCCTGCTGTCGATGGCGAAGCGCACGAAAGTGTCTGCCGTCAATCACCAGTGGCAAACCGACTCGCTCGCGGCTGCAGGCACCAACGCTGCGGTTGAAGGCGACGACTCGACGTATGCGACGGCCTCGCCGACGACCATGCTGTCGAACTACACGCAGATTTTCAAGAAGTCTGTGATGGTCTCTGGCACTGCCGATGCGGTTCGCAAGTACGGCCGCAAGGAAGAGTTCGCGTACCAGATGATGAAGAAGGGCAAGGAAATCAAGCGGGACATCGAGTTCTCGGCGGTTCAAAACGCCAAGTCCTCGGCCGGCTCGACCTCCGTTGCTCGTTCGTCCGCTGGTCTGGAGTCGATGATTGCGGGTAACCGCGTCCTCGCTGGCTCCACGAACACGACCGGCACGACCGCTGGTTACGCCGCTGGCCTGTGGACCGCGCCGGTTGACGGCACGACCGCAGCGTTCACGGAAACCGCGCTGGTGTCCGCTCTGGATGCTGCCTGGCAGGATGGCGGCGACCCGTCCGTCATCATGCTGAACAGCTCGCAGAAACGCGTCATGGCGACCTTCGGCGGCGCTTCGTCCTACGCTGGTGTGTCGGTCAACCAAGGGCGCACGGCTCAGGCTGTCGTGCTTGGTGGTGTGGACCTGTACATCTCGGACTTCGGCGAGCACAAGGTCACGCTGAATCGCTACATGCGCACCCGGACGGTGTTCTGTCTGGACCCTGCGTATGTGTCGTTCGGCTTCCTGCGCCCGATCAAGTTCGAAGAGCGTGCGAAGACCGGTGACGCGACCCGCGGTGAACTGCTGGCGGAAGGGTGCCTGATCGTTGGCAACCCGGATGCTCACGCGAAGGTACAGGACTGTTCTTGATGCAGTAGCGAGTGATGCATAGACGTGGCATAATCCAGCTAACTACTGGAGAGTGCCATGTCTTGCACGAAGTGCGATTCTGTTGTCTATGCTCGCGGGCTTTGCCAAAAGCACTATCGAAGGCTTATTCGGTACGGTGATGCGGATGTCTCAAAGTTCATACGAGGTACGGTGCATGAACGTTTCCTGCACAACCTTGTGAAAGGCGATGAGGATGTTTGCTGGAATTGGGTCGGGGCAAAGACAAGCAGAGGATATGGCGTGATTCAAGAGGGCGAGAAGGGCTCGGCTCTCCTGCTGGCTCATCGAGTCAGCTATGAGGTACACAAAGGGGCGATACCGGCTGGGCTGCTGATATTGCACTCATGCGACAACAGAGCATGTGTTAACCCTAAGCATTTGCGCGCAGGCACTCAATCAGAAAACATCAAGGAAGCATTTGCAAAAGGCCGAAAGGCTGCGCCTGTTGCTTTTGGAGAAAGCAATCCGCGCAGTAAACTAACACTTGAGCAAGCGAAGTTCATCAAGGCGCATCCTGAGCTTCCGCATACAGAGTTGGCCGATCTGTTCGGCTTGTCTCCGAACTGCATCCGTGGCGTCCGAATTGGGCGAACTTGGAAGGACGCATGAGAGTCTTTGAAAAGACGTATGACCCCTTCACAGGGATCACAACCACCATCGGTGGAGAAGACGATAAGCTGATCGTCAAGTCCGATGCTGATGTCACTGCCGCTCTAGACTACGCACAGAAGCTGCGAAACGCTCCCGAGTACACCAGGCAAGGCATCAAGAACAACCTTTGGCACACCGTACACATCCCCGATATCGTCGCCCTCAAGATGAAGATGGAAGACGGATTCGATGTGTACTCGGCCACCGCACGTGAAATCAGGCAGTTCCTGAACAAGAACCGCGACAAGTACGGGAGCCTGTTCGTCACTGAGGGGAAGATGTGAATTTCCAAGAATGGGAAAAGCTCATCGATGAAGACCCAGACGACGCAGCAAAGCTAGCTGCGAAGACGCTGGACGACGACCCTGAGAATGCCCTAGCCCTGTTTGTCATTGCGACTGTCTACAGCAGGGCTGAACGGTTCGGTATCTCGGCGAACATCTTCCAACGCATCACTCAGATAAAGCCTGATCGGGCAGAGCCTTGGAACAACCTCGGAATGTGCTACTCCGGGTTGGGGATGACCATCAAGGCCCGCCATGCATTCCACGAGGCATGGAAGCGCCAGAAACAGGGCATCTTCGCTGCGAACATCGGCATGACGCACTTTGCCGACCGAGACCTGAAGAAGGCTATCGAGTGGTGCGAGAAGGCTCTAAGCCTTGGAGAAAGCAAAGCCGCAGAGACGACTCTGGGGATGACCTATCTATCGATGGGCGAATGGGAGAAGGGGTGGAAGCTCAATTCCGCATCGATTGGTGGGAAGTTCAGGAAGGACATTCAGTTTCAAGATGAGCCGCGATGGAATGGTGAAAAAGGCAAGGGTGTCGTGTTCTATGGGGAACAGGGCCTCGGCGATGAAATCATGTATGCATCATGCATCCCTGACGCGCAAAGAGACTGCCGGGAAGTCGTGCTCGAATGCGACAAGCGCCTTGTCGGACTCTTTTCTCGCTCGTTCCCGGGAGTATCTGTTTACGGCACGCGAAACCAGCAAGGCATTAGCTGGCCGCTGAATCACAAGATCGAGGCGCGGTGCCCTGTTGGGCAACTCCCCGAGTTCTACCGGCCGAGCCCGAAGTCATGCCCAGGTACACCATACCTAAAAGCTGATCCAGAGCGCCGCATCCAGTGGCGAGCACTTCTCGACTCGCTTGGGCCTAAGCCGAAGATCGGCATTGCTTGGACTGGTGGCTCAAAATACAACAAGCCAAAGTCTCGAACGATGGGGCTTGAGGCATTCAGACAGATCATCGGTGAAGTTGATGCGCACTGGATCAGTCTCCAATACAAAGACCCAACAGCAGAGATTGCAGAAACTGGACTCCCTGTCCATCACTGGAAACGTGCGTGCGAGACTGACGATTACGACGATACGGCGGCTCTTATCGCAGAGCTTGATCTAGTCGTATCTGTTCCGACCACGGTTGTGCATACTGCTGGAGCACTTGGTGTAAAGGTGCACTGCCTGACCAATCCAGACGCAGACTGGTCTTTCGTTTGCGGGTTCCCTTGGTATAGCTCCGTCCAACTTTTCTGGAAGACGCACGGAGAAACTTGGAGTGAATGTGCAAGCAGATACCTTGAAAGTTTTCATCGGGTACGATCCTCGCCAGCCTCTGGCGTACAACGTCCTTCAACACTCGATCATCAAGAACTCGTCAGTTCCGGTAGCGATCACCCCGCTAGTCCTCTCTCAGCTACCGCTAAAGCGGCAAGGTCTTACGCAGTTTACGTATAGCCGTTTCCTTGTTCCATGGCTGTGCGGCTTCAAAGGAAAAGCCGTATTCATGGATGCGGACATGGTTGTGACCGGTGACATTGCAGAACTGTTCGACTGCATCGATCCGCTGAATGCGGTTTCTGTGATGAAGGAGCAGCCCAAGTTTGAGTGGGCATCTGTGATGGCGTTTTCGTGTGGAGCCTGCATCAGGCTTACGCCTGAGTTCATCGAAGACGAAAGGAATGTTCTTTTTGATCTTTCGTGGGCCAGCGGCATTGGCAACATCCCAGCAGAGTGGAACCACTGCGTCCGGTACATGGAGCCTGAATCTGCCAAGCTGTACCACTACACGATGGGTCTCCCGTGCTGGCCTGAGACCGCTGGAGCGGCAGAGGATTCGGCGTGGATCGAGGCGTATCAGGACATGCAAAGCACGGTTAGCTGGAAAGAGTTGATGGGCAATTCAGTCCACGCGAAGGAAACAATGCGCCGGTATCTGGGCGACAAGTACGGTCTGCACGTTGGGTAACCAATGAACGCCACCTTTCGTAGCTGGGGCGAAAGCCTCGCCTCAAGCCGGTACAGGGCCATCATCCCTGCCCAGCAGCTCCACAGGCTTGGGGTCCAGCAGGGGACAGATTGGCTAGTCATTGGCAAACATGGATGGGACTGGGACAAGCAGACTGCCGGGTTCAAGCGCGTCTGTTTCGACATCTGCGACGATCACTTCGATAAAGCGGACGGTGAGCACTACCGAAAAGGGATAGAACGCGCCGACCTAGTGACGTGCAACAGCGACGAAATGGCACGAGTCATCAAGGAAAGAACCGGCCGAGACGCCACCATCATCCCGGACCCATACGAACAGCCCGAGAAGGCGCCCAGGGTTCACGACCGACTATTGTGGTTCGGCCACCAGACGAATCTAGTAGACATCCTGCCCTGGGTTGACTCCCTTCGGAACCTTGAAATCGTCTCTGGTGCCAAGGTGAACGGAATCACCCAGTGGTCACCGGAATCGATGGAGCATGCATTCAACCGTGCAGGACTGGTCATCATCCCGACCGGCAAGAGCATGGCGAAGTCTGGCAACCGGGCTATCGAGTCGATCCGCCGAGGGCTGTTTGTCGTGGCTGGGTATCTCCCTGCCTACGGTGATCTAGGGATCTACACTGGGAACATCGCAGATGGAGTTCAGTGGGCCTTGTCGCATCAGGACGAGGTAATCAGCCGGATCAAGTCGTCTCAAGCGTACATCCGCGAGGAATACTCGCCTGAAAGGATCGCAGGACTATGGAAACGAGCCCTATTCGGTTAGACTTGGGCGTCGGCCCAAAGAAGCGGCCGGGGTTCGTCGGTGTCGATCTGGCGAATAACTGGTCAGGGGTCGAGCCGGATGTCGTCGCTGACGTTACAGGCCCCCTGCCATTCCCAGACGATTACGCAGACGAGGTGCATGCGTACCATCTACTAGAGCATCTGTGGCGCTGGAAAGCCGCAGACTGCCTCAGAGAGTGGATCAGGGTGCTAAAGCCAGGCGGCACACTCGTGCTCGAAATGCCGTGCTTCGACAAGATCGTGGTCATGATGAGCCACCATCTGATCGACCGCTCCCCGATGAACCCGCAGATGACCATGTGGGGCCTGTACGGTGACCCTCGATACAAGAGCGAGGAAATGACGCACAAGTGGTGCTACTCCTACACGGAACTAGAGGAACTGTTGGGCGAAGTCGGCATGGAAGACATCAAGCGTGAGCAACCACAGACCCACCAGAAACATCGCGACATGAGGATGACGGCAGTCAAACCTGAATGGCAACCTCTTACACCGACCTGAAGACGGAAATTGCGGCGTTCTATCACCGCAATGACCTGACCTCGTATCTAGACACGTTCATCGATCTATGCGAGGCAGAGATGCAGCGCAAGATCAAGCTGCTGGAGTTCGAGACGACCGGCACCGTGACGGTGACTTCCGGGTCTGGCACGCTCCCAACTGGGTTTGTAGGGGCTCGCACGCTCAACTGGGACGGCGACCCTAAGCGTGTTCTCACCTACGCCACGCCGGATCGTTTGGAGACGCTCAACGCGGCTAGCCCTAGCTACGTCAGCTACTACACGATCACCGGCTCTACGATCAAGTTCGCCAACGACACCGATGGGACGCTGAACATCACGTATCTGGCGAAGTTCACGCCGCTGTCTGGTTCTGCCACCTCCAACGCGATCCTCGCCAGCCATCCTGCGGCCTATCTCTACGGCTCACTCATCCACGCGGCGATCTACTGCAAGGATGCAGAGGGCGCGATGGGCTACAAAACCTTGTTCCAAGCCGAGCTGGACGAAATCAACAAGGACAATCAGGACAAGAAGTACGGCGGCGCGGCTCTACAGGTGAGGGCGGCATGAAGCCTTTTCTCGGGTTCGTCCCCGACATGGATAGCACGACTCCGGGCGTGCTGACTGACTGCACCCAACTCATCCCGACCGAAAAGGGAATGGCGGCGGCCCCGTCTGCTGTGTCTATCAGCGGATTGGGTGCTTTGGCGGCCGAGTGTCGAGGCGCTGCTGTTCTCACGAACACATCGGGAACTCGCAGAACGTTTGCGGGAACGCAGACCAAGATTTACGAACTGTCCTCCGGTACGTGGTCCGATATGTCCGGTGCAACCACGTTCACTGGATCGTCTGAAAACCGATGGTGCTTCGCTCAGTTCGGCAATGCAGCCATTGCGACGAACGACACCGAGAAGATGCAGGCCAGCACTGCGGGGACGTTCGCGGCAATCTCAACAGCTCCGAAGGCGCGGGTTGTCATCGCATCGAAGGACTTCGTTCTAGCCTTCAACACGGACGACGCCACCGGATCAGCGACCTATGGGGACTCCCCGGATCGGTGGTGGTGCTCAGGCTTTCAGGACCACACAGATTGGACGCCTGCTGTTTCGACTCAGTGCAACACCGGCCGACTGATCGGCTCAGGTGGGGAGATTGTCGCTGCGGCCCCGTTCGGTGCGAACGTTGTCGCCTACAAGTCTCGGCAGATGTTCCTAGGGCAATACGTTGGGTCTCCTGTCGTGTGGCAGTGGGATGCGGTCCCGGGTGAGCAAGGATGCGTCGGGCCTGAGGCAGTGGTCGATATCGGGCAGGCTCACGTCTTCGTCGGTGAAGACAACATCTGGCTTTATGACGGAACGCGTCCTATCCCGATCAGTCAAGGATCTGTCCGGCAGTGGTTCTACGATGACTTGAGCGCGAGCTACAAGTATCGAACCATCGTCACCTACGACCGGAACAACAACCGGGTGTGGATCTTCTACCCGTCCGCAATCTCGAGCGGCACTCCTGACTCTGCACTCGTCTATCACCTAGCCACGAAGAAATGGGGTCGGGCTAATCGAGTAGTCGAGGCTGCGATGAACTACGTGACGCCAGGCGTTACCTGGGACACGCTCGATACGGTTGCAGCGACATGGGACACGCTTCCAGACATCCCGTGGGATTCTCAGAGCTGGCAACCTTCCGGTAGAGCTTTGGCAATCTTCAACTCAACGCACAACCTCGTGACTCTCACCGGATCAGGAGAAGACTCAGGACTTACCACCGGGGACATTGGAGACGATGAGGTGGTCAGCACGATGACCAGCGTTGTCCTTCGCTTCCTCACCGAGCCGACCACTGCAACCGTCACCGGGCAGACGAAAACAGGTTCTGGGGCTACGGCCATCGCCGCAGGGTCTGGATCGATCTACGAATCGATGTTCCCGATCATCCAGTCAGGTCGTTGGCACCGGCTTGCATTCCAGTTCACCGGGAACACCGAGGTAACCGGCGTGAAGACAAACGGCATTGGTGCGGGAAAGAACTGATGGGCCGACTCAACGAGAACCTGCAATTCTCGCAAGAGAGGCTGATCCAGTCGCTCTATGACTTCCTGCGCCCAGTGGCTCAGAAGATCAACGGACTTGCCTCGGGGGCGTATGCGTCGAGAGACAACCAGAGAATCGCAGCCCCGACCACAGGGACATGGACGCAGGGTGACTTTGTGGAGAACTCCAACGCCGTAGAGGCAGGCTCTGCTCTTAGCAAGTACATCATTGTCGGGTGGAGATGTACCGTTGGCGGAACACCAGGAACGTGGGTTGAATGTAGATTCTTGACAGGTAACTAATGCAGCTCGTCCAAATCCCAACCGAGTTTGTGTGGAAAGCTTGGGCGGACGGAGCATATAATCTCGTCAAAGCCGCTGAAAGAGCCAAGCGCGAAATCACCGGCGATCAATTGAAAATGCTTCTCCTACGCGGAGAGCGCACGCTAGTCGGTATCGTTGACGACGAAACACCGAAGGCATGGGCGGCTGTTCAGCTTCAAGTCCTGCCAAACATCCGGGTTCTGTACATCTACAGTATCTACGCCCCCGGACAGACCGGACCTGAAGCGTTCCGGCTCCTGAAGGAATACGCAAAGACCAACGGATGCGAAACCATCCGTGGCGCCTGCGATGCGGCTGTAGGTCGCTTGTGGGAGCGTAAGTTCGGGGCAAAGCCTATCTATTCAGTATACGAATTCGAGGTGAATCAATGAGCGGTGGCGGCGGATCACAAACAAGTTCCACGGGCGTTGCCCCGGAACTCAAGCCACTGGCGAATGAGTACGTCTCGCGCGCCATTGATGTGGCCGACAACCCGTTCCAAGCGTATTCGGGCCAGCGATTCGCCGACATGAACCCTTTCCAGGGTCAGGCAGGTAACTACTACGCGCAGAACCTCAACGCCGGGACGAATCCTTATCTTGACCAGATGGTCAACAAGGCGCAGTCCAACATCGTCAGCAACTACAACAACACGATTCGCCCTCAACTCGACACGATGGCCGCCCGCTCCGGGTCATTCGGTAACGCCGGGATCACCTCGACGATGCAGGACCAACAGAGAGCTTTGGGCAACCAACTGTCTGACGTGGCAACCTCGATGTACGGTGGTCAATACAACAACGACCAGGCCAACCGCATGGCGTCCGCTGGGAACCTGTTGAACTACGGGAATCTGACTCAGGCCAACCAGCAGCAGGGGCTTGACTTCAACTATCAGCAATTCCAGGACGCGCAGAACCAGCCCTATAAGAACCTCCAGGTTCTAGGCGCTCCGTTCTCGATGGGGTTGGGTAGCGTCACAACTACCTCGGGTGGCGGGAAATGAACGACTGGATGAAGCTCCTGCTCGGTGGTGCCGCTCTTGCAGGTACTGGTGGACTTGCTGGCGTCGGCCCTCTCGCCGGTCTTTTGGGCGGCGCAGGGGCAGCAGGAACGGCAGGAGCGGCGGCGGCTGACCCTCTGGCTGCATACCTAGCCACAGGCGCGACTGAAGGCTCTACGCTCGGTTCCGCCCTGTCTGGCGCTGGTGGTGCTTCAGGTGCTGTAGGGGCAGGAAGTACCGCAAGCTTGCTCGGCAACCTTGCTGGGGCGGGGAAGACCGCAACCAGCATCCTCGGTCCCGTTGGTATGGGTCTGAGTGCTGCCAACTCGGCGAATCAACTGTTCGGTGGGCAACAACCCATGCCGATGCCTGCGCAGCTCGGCGCTCGGGGAGACCCAATCGGGCAACTCCTGAACAGCCAGCAGCAGGAAGACATGATGCGCAAGCAGATCATGGAGAAGCTGCAACGGAGGATGTATGGCGGGACTCTTTGACTTCCTGCGGGATAACCCTGCCATCACCCAAGGACTCCTAGCCGGTGGTTTTGGTGCGATGGCCGGCAGAGGGTCGAAGCTTCAAGCATGGGGCCAAGGTGGCCTTGCAGGACTTCAGGGCTACTCACAAGGGCTGAACGCTCAGGCTCAGGAGCAAGACCGCGCCTTGGCCGCGAAACGCGCAGCCATTCAAGAGCAGATGCTGAACATGCAGCTTCAGCAGGCTCAACGTACGCAGCAAGGGCAGAAGGCAACTCAGGACTACCTGACGCAAGCCCTGTCTCCTGCTCAACCTATCGACGCCAATGCCATCAGCGGCGTGATGGGGCCGCGCCCTAGTGCGCTTCAGTCTGTTGGGACGACTCCGGGATTCAACATAGGCGCTGCTTTGAAGGCAGGCGTTCCCGTGGATTCACTGTCGCAGATTCAACAGATGCTCGCTCCAAAGGGTGCCGATTACAAGGTGGTTGGGGATAGTCTGGTCAAGATCGGGCCCGAAGGGGCAGCTCCTGTCTACACCTCTCCACAACGAGAAGACCTAGGAGCGCTCATCATTCGTGGACCAGACGGTCGCCCGATGGTAAATCCACTTGTGCTTGATGCAAAGCGTCAGATTGCTAGCGCAGGCGCAACTAATGTCAGCTTCGGTCAGCCTGTCGCCGGTGTAGATGCGCAGGGTAATCCGGTGTTTTTCCAGCCTTCTAAGGGGGGCGGTGCTCCGTCAATTGTTCAGGGAGTCAAGCCAGACAAGACGAAGGACAAAGACCTAACAGAAGCACAGGCCAAAGCTACAGCTTTTCTTGGACAGATGCGGTCTGCTTCAGACACTCTTAAAGGGATTGGAGCCGATCAGTCTGCAATGTCACTACAGGCAGAAACTGCACTTGCTGGCGGACCTGCGAATCCTGTCATTGGACAGAAAGCACAGCGCATCCGCCAATCTCAAGATCAGTGGGCTGAAGCTTTCCTGCGTTTCAAGACAGGTGCAGCCTCAACGCCTGCGGAAGTGTCGGCCAACAGGAAGATGTTTTTCCCGGTGCTTGGTGATGCGCCGGAAGTTATCGCGCAGAAGTCTGCGATGCGGCAACAAGCTGAACTTGATATGGAGGTCGCGGCAGGACGGGGCGCGGCACAAATCACTGCGCGGCAGCCTCAGACTAAAGGAATTCCGTCCGCAAGCGACATTGACGCAGAACTCGAGCGTCGCGCACGGGGCCGTTGATGGACCTTACGAAACTGTCGGATGCCGACCTGCTGGCCCTGAAGGCTGGCGATCTGTCGAAAGTATCGACGGAAGGGCTGATGGCGCTCAAAGGTCAGCCTGCGCAGGTTGTGTCTCAGGACGGAGCGTTGATGCAAGCCGTGAAGAACGTGCCAGACAGCGCATTGAACTTCGCCAAAGGGATCGCAAGCTCTGTCATGCACCCTCTGGACACTGCGAAGGGTGTTCTAGACCTAGGGGCGGGAACTCTGAGAAACCTGTCTCCTGCATCGCTACGTGGTGCTATCGATGTGATGGACCCGAACCCGCAGGCGGCAGAGCGGGCCTCCGATACGGCAAGCGCAGTCGGGCAGTTCTACAAGAACCGTTATGGCGGACTTGAGAACATCAAGCAAGCGGCGATCAACGATCCTGTCGGCGTCGCTGCTGATGTATCGACCGTCCTCGGCATCGGCAGCGCGCTCGCTCCAGGGAAAGTTGGGTCGGCTCTGAATGTCGCATCGAAGTACACGAACCCACTAAGCGTCATTGCTCCAGCCGCGAAGGCAGTCGGCGGTGGCGCCAAACATGTTCTAGGCCTAACCACTGGCGTTGGCCCGGAGAACATCGCTCAAGCCTTCACTTCAGGGAAGAAGGTAGACACTGCGTTTATCAAGAACCTGAGCGGTGATGCGTCCATGGCTGAAGTTCTCACGCAAGCAAAGGATGGTCTTCGTCAGATGCGCGAGACACGCAGCGGCTTGTATCAGCAGAACATCGCATCTACTGCCGCTGACACGGCCAAGCTCAAGTTTCAGCCAATCGACAGCGCATTGAACAACGTGGTTGGGTCTCTCAAAGAGGCAGGGCATTGGACCATTGGTAAAGACCAGCTCGGCAAGGTGAAAGAGCTTCAGAAGGTGGTGCAGGAATGGCGCGTCGATCCGAATGCGCATACTGCCATCGGCCTAGATGCACTCAAGCGCAGACTTGATGCCCTCTATCCTGAAAGTCCCGCGCATGCCCAGGCGCAGCGCGCTATCACGACCGTTCGAAATGCTGTGAAAGACACCATCGTCAAGCAGTCTCCGCAGTACGCCGACACGATGAAAGCATACGAGACCGCGATCAGCACAGAGAAGGAAATCGAGCGCGCACTGTCTCTCGGGAACAAGGCTGCTCAAGACACTGCTTTGCGCAAACTTCAGTCCCTGTCGCGCAACAACGTGAACACGAACTACGGAAACCGTCTTGACTTGGCTAGGATGCTCGAAGACCAGGGCGGAGTAAGCCTACTTCCGTCAATCGCAGGGCAGGCTATGAACTCATGGACTGCACGAGGTCTAGCGGGGCAGGCCGAGAACATCGGCACTGGCTTGCTCGCTGCGGCGCACAACCCTGCCTTTGCAGCTGCACTTCCGTTCCAGAGCCCGAAGGCGATGGGCGCATCGTTGTACGGGCTAGGTCGTGTTGCTGGAGTTGGTGAGCGTGCAGCCGGAAAGATGGGGCTGAACGCTGATCGCGCCAGGCTGGCTGGCCTGCTTGGCTATCAGCTTGGACAAGACAAAACGAGGGATTGGTAATGCCCGTACCCGCAAGCATCGACGACCTCTCGCCCACCGCCAGCAGCAACAGCCCTGCCGGTGGCGAGACGCCTAAGGACGGCGACAACTACATCCGCGCTCTGTCCGGGTTCGTGGCCGAGCTGCGCGACAAGCTCGATGGGACCAGTGACACGGGGACGATCAAGAATGCGACGTTCTCGGGGACGATGGCTGGTGCTGCATCGTGGTCAGATCTGCAGACGTTTGCAAGCGGCATCAGTGTCGGCACGTCTGGTGGCAATGTGTACGCAAGCACGTACACACCGACAACGACCAACACAAGCAACGTAACGTCTTCGACGCCTAGCACTGCTTTTTACACAAGATCAGCAGACATCGTGACAGTCTTCGGATCTGTAGTTGTTACTCCTACTACCCAAAGCAATTCAACGTCTCTTGGAATCTCTCTCCCAATCGCAAGCAATCTAGTTGCGACTACCGACCTTGCGGGAGTTGCAACTAGCGGGAACGGAGATAACCAATTTACAGGAGCGATCATCACCGGGGACGCTACAAACAACAGAGCCTCACTGTCGTTTCTGGCGATGACCGGATCTGGCGGGTCTCTTTCTACTTGGTGCTACTCGTTCAGCTATGCAGTCCTCTAGATGCAAGCCTTCGTGTTTTCGCAGTTCGGCGGGCCAATGAATGACCGATCACCGTCTTGCGGATCACCGCCTCCACAGCCTGACAGGATCACGAGAATGAAGATCAATAGAAACCGAAACATGGCGCTCTCCGTAGTTGTGCATCAAGCGTACACGCACTGAGCGTTACGCGCAACTGATCGTTTATACAGATGCCTATTCCAACCGCTATCACCGATCTGTCGGCTACGCCAGGATCGAACAGCCCTCTAGGCTCTGAGTCCCCGACCGAGGGCGACAATTACATCAGAGCCTTGTCGGCGATCATCCGCCAAGAGCACGACACCCTGACGGGAACATCATCCACTCAGGGGGCGGCGGCTGTTCCGTTCGATGCTTCGATCACGTATGGAACCGCAAACACGATGGGTTCCTTCATCTGGAGGATCTACAAGCGCACGGCCGCCGAGGTAACTGCTGGCGTGACGCCAACCTACTATGAGTTCCCGCCAGGCGATGTTCGGAGATACGGGGCTGACTCAACTGGTGCGACGGTCAGCAAGACAGCCTTTCAGTCATGCTTCAACGCTAACAAAAGGGTCGCCATCCCGGACGGTACGTGGGACATGGGCACCCTCGCTGATGGAGCCGCTGCGGTCGATCTGACGGCCCTTGGCGACGGATTCGTGATCGATACTGGGCCAGGTGCGCTGATGAAATGCACCACGACCGGAGCAACCGCGATCCCGTACTTCTTCTCACTGAACAACAACAACGACTTCACCTGTGGAGACATCGCCTTCGAGGACACGGCTGGCGATCCAACTGTGACGTGGAAGGGGGCTTTTGGCTTCTACGTGCAGAACAGCACTGGACAGAGCTGGGGGAACATCAAGATAAGCTCCATCAAGGCGACGAACCTCGTTGCGCCGATTGCCGTGCAGGGTCCAGGAGAGGCGGCAAACAGAATTAGAGGAATCCATATTGGGCAAATGAACTTGACTGACTGCTACTACGGCTTGAGCCTTCAGAACGAAGGCGACGGTGTAGTAGTCGATCAGATCATCGCCGATGCATGTATTCGTCCGCTGTTCGTCTATGGTGTGACAGGGGTTCGGGCGAAGGTGTTCGCGAGAAACAATCGGGCGACCTCTGGGGCTATCAACATTTCTAGAAGCGCGGGCGGACTCGACACGCGAGGCATCTATGTAGATTACTCGACCACTGACAATTCCAACAACATCACGCACGTCATCATCAACCATATCGATTTGCTTGGCGGAGAGATTACAGACGTTGAAGTGAATATGAACATCGATTCGACGAGCATCTTCACGCCGTTTAGATTGGTCAACTACAACGGTGCGAGCGCAGAGACTGCCGCCGCCAGTTCAAACGTTGTTGACCGAATCCGCATCAAGGGTTGGATAGACCCAGTCACCGCCAGCAACGCAGGCGCTGCGGTTGCAAGCTACACCAGCCGGGGCCGACTTGACCTTGACCTGAACAGCAGCTTGTATCCTGACGCTACGTTGCTCGCGGCTATGTACCTAGGTGACAACACGAACGGCTCAGTCACTTGGAGCGCAACAGGCACTCAGCCTGTACTTGGCAATGGAGCGCTTACTCAGTCTGTGACCAGAGAAGGCAACACGCTGCACACGATCACGTCGCTACAGATTGGCAGCACAACGACATTCGGAACCGGAACTTGGCTGTTCTCTGTGCCGGTTGCGGCAGCGAATAAGTCCACGGCAGCGGTATACATGAAAGACAACTCAGTGGGCTTCTTCTACATCGGCATTGCCATCATTGAAGCCAGCGCGACGACATTTCAAATCTATAGGGATGGCGCTGCGCAGATCAGCCCTACCGTGCCATTCACTTGGGCAACTGATGACCGAATTGAAGTTGCTCTTTCGTACCGAATTGCGTAGGCAAAACAAGCCTACGTCAGTTTCAGGATCGCACAATGAAAGCACTCGTCGCACTTCTTCTCTGCGGGCCTGTCCACGCGCAGACCGCGCTACCTGACATGGCCCCAAACTCCCCCGGAGCCATGTTCCACTACATCAGCGCAAACGGCGCCTGTGTCTGGTGGTATGTCCAGCGCCCAGCATTCACCGAGCAGAACCAGACCGCCGTGGAGTTCAACGCCTACTGCGCAAGCAAGGCAGAGCTTCCGAAGATCGGCGGCAGGGTGAGCACCATCGTTGGGGCTGCTGATCCGCTCAAGAGCCTCCAGACGCTGCGCAAGCGCATCACCATGTCGCGCCTCGTGTGCTCAGGACTGACCTGCACGACTACCGATCCGGCGCTTACTGCGGTGGTGGCAGAAATGAACTCGGCGAGGGCGAAGTGAGCCCAAGCGAGGAACAGCGCATTCTCCAGTGGGAAGCCATGCAAGCCCTAGAGAACATCAACCTAGGTCCGTTCAGGTGGTATGTGCATACGCCTGTCGATATCGAGCAAGTGAAGCGCGAAGCACTTGAAGCGCGCGAACTCATGAAGGAACAGACATGATTGAACTACTCATTGCAGTCATCGCCGGTGCTGTGGCGAATCGGGCAGGCGCTCGGTGGGTCCGCTCGCTGCCGGACACGTCGATGTTCAAAGGTCCAGGGGTCGTCATCTTCGGTGGCCCGGGTCCGTGGAGGCCTCCGCAGTGACGCCAGCCATCCTCATGGCCGAGCTGCTGGTCGTCTATTGCGGCTGGCAACTGTTCTCAGATGGCCCGTTGGCGTTCTACGTCATCATGGGTCTGTGGGTGGCCTATCGGATGGCTTTGCTTGGCTACGAAAAGGGCAGAGAATGGTGGCCGGCATGCATGTTTGGCGCGGTGCTTGGCCTCATGCAAGCGGGCTGCGGCTTTGCCTATACGGGTGACGGTCGCAGCTTCGTGTGCGACAAGGGAACTGGCCTGCCTATCACTGCCCTAGTGCTGGCATCAGCGGCTGGAATCATTGCTTACTACGCACGGAGGCTGCACCGTGGCAGGACCACCAGACATTGATATCTCGCCATGGGCGGTTGCGGTAGCAGTAGCCGGCGCCTCTGTCGGCCCGCAGTTCGCCCAGTACGTAGGGGCTTACAGCATCATCCTCGTTGGGTGGTTCGCTGGCCTGCTGTACGGCTTGTTTACTCGGTCGGCAGAGTCTAAGCTTCCCGTGTGGGCCTACTCACTGATGACATTCATTGTGACGATGGGGGCGACTGTCCCGTTCTCGCAGATGGCCGCCGAGTATGTTCCGTTCTCATACACGGCCCTCCTGTTCCCTATCTCGGTGGCGATCCCTGCTGTTCCTGACAAGTGGGGCACCATCGGTCAATGGCTCTTGGAACGTTGGCAAGCTGTAAGGGGGGCCAAGCAATGAGCGGCCTCGTAGCTACCACGCTGCTGGCTCTGACTGCCTGCTTCATGCTCTTGTGCCGCGTGGACAAGATGATGAAGGGGCTGACGAAGCCAACGGTATTCATCCAGCACTCGATCCTTGCCATCGGCATGTTCAGCTCGGTCATTCTGAACTTCACTGAGTACAGCGATTGGAGCGGGGCGGCAATGTCTGGCGGGGTCGTTGCGTTCTTCATGCTCAGCGTTGGCCGCTGGAGACAGCGCGCGCCTGACGGGACAACGAAACCAGCCCCGCTGCGTGACTCAGACCTGCGCCATGTGTCTGGCGGGAAGAAGGACTGACATGGACCTCAAGACCCAGCTTCGTGAGTTCGAGGGCGTCGTCCCTCACGCCTATCAGGATCACATGGGTTATTGGACCATCGGAGTCGGGCGCCTGATCGACAAGCGCAAAGGCGGCGGCCTGTCCGATGATGAAATCGACTACCTGCTAGAGAACGACATCCGCCGCAAGACAGAGGAAGTTCTAGAGGCACTACCGTGGGTTGCGTCGATGAACGAACCTCGGCAAGCTGTCGTGATCGGCATGGCCTTCCAGATGGGTCTAAAGGGGCTTCTCGGGTTCACCGGAACCTTGGGCAGCATGCGTGACCAGCGATACGCTGATGCCGCCGAGGGGATGAGACAAAGCCTCTGGGGCAAGCAGACACCGAAGCGAGTGCGTCGCCTTGCGCACCAAATGGAAGTTGGCGAATGGAACTAACGGAGTACACATGCAATTCGATCCTCTGATGCTCATCGGCGTTGCCGCCATCGCAGTCATCTTCTACGCCATCGGGCGCCGCGTGGAACAGCGCCGTTCTCCACTGTGGCTTGAGGGCCGGCTGCTCGACAGGCAGAAGCGTATTGCCGAGGAAATCGCCACGCTGAAGATCGGCGAGACTGCTGAGGAAGTAGCAGAGAAGGCACGGCAGACCAAGGTGCGCGCTGACATCCTTGCGCTTGACCAGCGGAACCAGACGCCGTGAAGATATTCGGGCCAGGCGCTACTCTGGCTTCTTGGCTCGTCATCGTTATGCCAAGACTCGCGCGAGTCGAACGCGCTTTAGGTTGCCGGTTATGGCACCTGTCACCCATCAATGTGCGGGTCCGCTTTCCCCGCCTCCGAACAGTGACATTCTATGTTCTTTGAAGCCAAACTTCTAGGAGCACTCGGCCTAGTCGCAGCGCTTGTCTTCGCCGTCAAGATGCACGACTCAGGAATCCGCAGGCAGTGCGAGAATGATCACAAGCTCGCTGCTGCTGCAGAGCTTCAGCGGCACACCCAAGCCATCGGAGAAATCGCCAATGAAGCCCAACGCATGCAAGCCCGAGCGGTGGCTGATCGCGCTTCTCTCGACAGTGC